GCCCGGTTTGTCCCATACGGGTTCCAAGCATTTTAGTTTTATTTTCTATACGTTTTTCTTTCTATTTCTTTGGGAGTATTACTCCCATCTTTTGCAGTCTAGCAATAAGATCATATAACTCAGAGTCCGTAAAAGAATCTTCTGAGTTATGCATGGTGATGTCACCAACCTCCAACAATGAAATATTTGAAGGAAGTTCTGTGATGACAAAATCACCGAATTGTAATGGTAAGGGGTATATTCCAAGGTTAAAGGCTATGGAAGCATTCGTAGTAGCCACATTCACAACTACTGTCATGGTGGATCTAAATGCCGCTCCAAAAGTTCCATAGCTTGCTGAACCATTGTTATTAAATAACAAATTGAGTGTACAATTGGTCAAGTTAACAGTTGGTACAACTGTAACTGCCGACACCGCACTTGATATGGTCCATGTGCACAAATAAGTTCCTTCTACTATATCTACTGGAAAATTATATATATTTGTTGCCAAGGTACCTCCTATACTATTATGTATACCTCCAGTCGCATTTAAAAATGGCTGAGGATTTGTGGCTGCTGTTGACAGAATAAAATGATCTGTTCCTATATCAGCACCAATTGGGTTACTTATTTTTGGTTTAATTAACTCTATCTCGTAAGTACACCATAATTCGCCTGCGACGCCGGATGACGCTTGCATTCCAACGCTCGCTATATTAAAGACGCCTAAATCATATAATCTTATGTCTGAACCTGCGGGATTGGCACCACTACGAACATATAGTTCAGAAATTGTAGTGTCCCTACCTGCACATTCGACTGGATGTATAAATGATATTGAAGGCTTTGAAGAATTGGCAAATTCGTAATTCTCCATAGTAAATTTGTCGGGGAAAGTAGGATTAAGCGCATTATATTGCGTAGCCATTACTATACTTCCCAATGCCGAACTTGTAGCTGCAGATAAAACTGCATCCGAAGATAAACTCTTAAATTCAAAGAGTAATCCACGGAAACGATATTGCTCAAAATGTTGGGCAATTGCAGACAACCAAGGAAAGGAACCTATCAATCCTGGATTGAGATTAAGTGGCGTAATGGTAAAAGGTATAGATGCATTAATATCTTGTAGATATTCACGATGTCGAACTATAACACTTCCATTATTAACTGAATTAACTACCGTGGGTGGATCAAGTCCCCCTGTAAGTAGCGTATTCGCTTCAACCTTATAATCTCCAAATCCAGAGATTAGCATTCCTAATCCCTTATTCATTAACCAACCTAGGCCTGTATCTATCAAACCTGTTAGGCTGGGTAATTTTGCCGCTCTAGGCGGTCTTCGTTGTCTTTGTCGTCGCAAAGGCGCAGCTGGGGCCCTTCTCGGTGCTGCCAACTGCCGCCTTCTTATACGTCTTCGTGGCCTGGTAACCACGTTCACTTTTGTTTGTCGTCTCGAACGGTTCATAATTTGTAAAACCAATATTATTCCGTTTCGCCTGGCTATAATTGTCGTATATTGGACAATCTACGTTATTCATTAATTCACTAACATCGAATTCAAATGCGTATTTACTATAATAGTCCACAACATCTACATGACAATTGGACATTACAGCCTGATTGGATATGGGGGATAAATCATTCTTATTATCCAAGTAAGATTCAATATTCAGTTGATCTGAAATACTGATCCCATACCTTTTCTCGACAAGCAATCTAGTCTTAAAGCCAGTTTCTCTAAAGGGAACATTATCTTTATGTTTTTCATAGAGCTGGCTAAATCTATCTCTCTGCCACGTATTCATGTTCTTCATGTAAATATGGGCATCTTTGGACATTCGCAAACCATATTGCGCTAAACTAGACAATATTGGACAACCAGGATACTGATATGCTAAAGAGAGTGACTTAGCTCTCAGCAATTGTAATTTCTTCTTCAGTCCTGCATCCACATATTCTCTACTAGTCCAACCAAAATCTAATAATGTACGGATAGGATCGGTGACATTAATCATCTCGTCCTCATCTGCTATGATTCCACAAAAGGAACCTTCAGTTAACGTCTCATATTCATCTATTTTAATAATGAGACCAATTTCTTCAAAGTCAAGTGCAGTTGGCGTAGTTCCAAAAAACGTCGAAAGACCATCGTCACCCTCCACCCTGACTCTAACTGATTCTAGTTTAAGCTCTTCTGCTATAAACAACATTGACATTAGATTCGAAAAGGAATTTCCAAGTGAAGTACACATTTCACCTGACATTCTAGTAGCATCTACTACTAACGTAAACTTATTACGATATTGACAGTGATTCCTACCTGCCAACGTTTTTGTGACTATCTGATACCAGTCTTGATCTGGAAGATTTTGGGTCATATAATGGTATAATTGAAATTCACATGTTTCCATATATTCTTTAGTGAAAACAGATTCATATGAAGTGTAATCAGTACCAATTATTTTACTACCAGCCTGAAAGAGTTCTCGTTTTATTTCGGTTGCTCTCTCATCTACAGGTGTATGCTTAATAAAGTAAGGTAAAGCAAACAATTCATGCTCAATCAGCTTAAATATAGGACCAACTCTAACCTTAAATTGATCAGTACGTGAATTTATCGAACGAGCTGATTTATAGGTTGGGTAGGTCTCATCTTTAACAAATGAATTGAGTTTACAATATTGATTTATTGTTGGTAAACCTTTACTTAAGCGTGACACATTTTCTGGAGTAATACAACCCCAATAGTCATCATCGATTTCTTGTAGCTCCCTTTTACGCCACAATGGGTATGGTGAATTTGCTAGCCATGTTTTTGCTGTGCAATCACTATCTGCTGACAATGGTGTCAGTTCCTCCCGCAACCACCTACTTACGAAGTTACGAAATCGAAGCATCTTAGTCCGATTCGGACAAGGGGGTTGGCGAGCATACCTCCTACTAGCTCCATCCAATACTGTATCCAAGTCGCTTGGGTCAACAGCTGGATTCGCGGCACCAAGTACGTGACAGCCGAGACTAACCCGAACAGGTGGTCTAGGCTTACTACGATCAAGTAAGCTACGAAGAGTAAGCAAAGTATTCTCCTTAAGTTCAGGGGGACTAGGAAGGCTGACTTCCGACGCCCTATAACCGTAGCAAACAGTTTTTCCTCGTCTTGGTTCCTTACAAAATCCAAATTATTCTTCAGGTTGCGATGTGTATAAAAATAAAATTTTGCTACATTATTAGCAAACACAATCGTATCATTCCTGGGAGACAAACCTTGCAAGACTAATGAACGATTATCATTAACTTTAGCAACAGATTTTGCCGCATTCGTTATTCTATTAAAAACGGTGGCTGCATCCATTGTAAAGTTACAGTTTGATGCAGTAATAATTTGGGTGGCAACCTCTTCCGATACAACCAAAATCGTAGTTTTTGGTCTTCCATATGGAATGGTAATCAAGCCACTTCGAAATACAGGCGTACTCTTGTATTCGATCTGGGAGTACATGGGTGAGTCATGTACCATATCAGCACCCCTAAAAGAATCGGGACGCTCATCACCTTGAGGTTCAAGATGCTCTAAGTCAACAACCTTAACCATGGTACATCTATAGGAAAACCAATCCTTATTATCATACCACTCCCACTTAAAGCCTATCGGTATTGCCGAAACAGGCCTCACAATCCCATCTAAAATAGGTGCTTGTACAGGTTGATCTATTATGGTTTCTTCAAGAATAATGGGTTCATCCAAAATGGAATATTTTTCTTCCCTTGCCTCTTCTCGAAGAACTGGAGGTTCTTCTTGAATCTCTCCTATTTTCCACTCTACTGCATCAAATGGCGGTGCATCAATGTCGACGGCAGATGATTCCACCGGGCTACACACCCGCCAAAGCGCCTTCTTCCCACTGTTTTTGAAACATTCTTCATGCTCTGAGTCATCATAAAGCTCATCTTCACAGAATATTTTTCTTGTATCTTGTTTTGTGGGTTCATAAGTTGGGGCAGACCTAATAGCATTGCGCTTGTTATTCTGCTTTCTACCGGCAATTCTCTTATTTTTCTCTCTATTGAGATCATATTCGGTCTTCTCAATATTGTCTCCTGGTATTGAGGTAACATTGGTAATTTGTTCGGGCTGTTTATTACACAATTTGCCGTCTGCTCCATAGATGTCACTACATTTACAACACCACTGTCCAGGTAATTTATGATCTGAATGGGGATGAAAGAGTGACCATTTATTGAAGTAATTCGGCCTCCGTGTTGAATTGACATTCAACACCTTCGCATTATGCGGCATCACAGTCTGTGGACCTGTGGAATGACCTTGAGAAATTATTCTCTTTCTTTTATTATTGGTCCTATCTATCTTAGGTTTGGTGACGTTGTTATTACGTACTGGGTTACTTATCCTGGTTAATGGATTATCAGGAATTCCAACACAGGTACTCTTAGTACCATTTTTACCCTCACTTTTCCGTAGTATGAGACAGTTATTTCCCAATCCCTTAGTGACTAAACACTTATTTCCTTGCGTTTGACTTGGAAACGGGTTGGCTTTATTCTGCCCCATGATGTGCCCGGACG